AAGGTGTCAAGTATTCGGCTTGGCAAGGGGTCTCGGAGAGGTCAAGGTAGAGCGACGATGTGTTGCATGTCTCAAGCGTCATTGTATAAAAAGGACATGCCAATAGGAGTACCCTACAAACCAACCCCGGCAATACGCAAGCTGGTCGGCAAGCTGGCGGGTTACGGGCTCACGTGGCCACAGATCGGGGCCACACTCGGGATCAGTGGTGAGGTCGCACAGCGACACCATCAAGCCGACTACACCAAAGGTATCAGCGACATCAACGGCAAGGTCATCGCGTCATTGGCGCAACTTGCGGTCGGTTGGTGCGAGAAGGACAAGAAAGGCAACATCACCAAGCGTCTGCCACCTAATGTCGTGGCATGTATCTACTGGACCAAGACGCGCTGCCGCTGGCATGAATCAGTTGAAGCCGACCCAGACAACGTGCCAACTCGGCCACTGCTGATCATCCCGGGGCTCAAAGTCCCTGGCACCAACCACACAGGCGAACCCAGCCCGTGAGCAGTGGTGACAAGACGCATGTTTGGGCAGGCAACCAGATCGTGCAGCATGACTTCCTCACCGACTGCATGCCGGGGTGGTCACTCTATCAAGGTGGCATGGGTTCGGGCAAAACCTGGGCTGGAGCGAGGAAGCTGATCATCTTGCACCTGTTCAACACCGACAGTCCCGGGGCTGTGGTGGCACCGACTTATGGTGATCTGTGGCGGGTATGCGTGCCAGAACTGATCGCGGCTGCCGAAGAAGCAGGCATCAAGGTCAAGTCGTACCCGAATGGGGGTGGCACCATCCGGTATCCGCATCTGCTGATTGATGGGAGGCCGATCATGCTTGTATCGTGCGAAGAGCCCGACCGCATCGCAGGTTGGGAGGTTGGGCATCTGTGGTGTGACGAGGCAGCACGCATCCAGTCCTCGCCTGACAACCCGCGTCGTGACGCACCAACGCAGATCCGTGGTCGCCTGCGACACAAGAAGGCCAAGAGTCTGCATGCGCTGATCACGACCACGCCCGAGGGTGTCGAGACCTGGGTGCAACGCGACTGGTGGGACGAGCCGAAGAGCAACCACCGGTACTACATCGGGCGGACGCGGGACAACCCGGCACTGGACCCCGATTATGCGAAGGATCTGGCTCGGGCCATTGGTTCTGATCTGGCTGAACAGTACCTCGACGGTCGGGCAGTCTCGTACACGAGGGATCGTGCACACCCAACGTTCAAGGAGGACAAGCACGTCCGCGAGGTTGAATGGCAGAATCAGGAGACCACGCACGTTGGTGCCGACTTCAACGTCTCGCCTCTGTGCTGGATCGTCGGGCAGGAGCAGGCCGACGGCAGCTTTGCCATTCTCGACGAACTGGTGGTTGAGGACTTCGCTCTTGTCGATACAGCCGTGCGACTGTGCGATGAGAAGCAGTGGGGCCATTACCGGGACCAACGCGGAATGCGGCTGTCTCGCCCGAAGATCGAAGTACACGCTGACCGTAGCAGCAAGAACCGGACAGCCGTGGGTGATCCACAGTGGGAAGTGCTCAACCAGACAGCACGGGCCTGTCAGTGGGCAATCACGGGCAACGTGTTTGGTGCGAATCCGCCGATCAATGCCCGTATCAACAACGTGAGCAGGTTGCTGCTTGATGGATCAGGCAAAATCCGGCTGAAGATCCATCCTCGCTGCAAACGTCTGATCGAAGAACTAAACCGGACGGGGCGGAAGTCGAGTGGGTATGACGCTGGATCAGACGGCAAACGGGGCCACATACTCGACGCTCTGGGTTACCTGCTGTGGGACCTTTATGGTGAGCCCGGCGTGAAACTCAAGGCCAGCGGTATACGTCTCTGATCGCGGCTTCCCTCAAGAGTCAAGGTCGATACACTTCCGCTATGAGCACCTCCATCCGGCCCACCCAGGTAGGCGAAGTCAAGCCCAACACCTCATATGGTCCGGACGAAGTCGCCCGACAGTTCTGGCGACTGAGCTTCCGCACCGGGCGCGACTACATCCGTGGTCGTGATGCCAGCGGACTGCCAGTGATGATCCAGCACGAACGCGAGGAGGCGGTTTCATACCAGCGGCGTTTGCGCACGACCAAACCCCGCAACTTCGTCGGGACGATCCTGCGTCGATACAACGACCTCGTCTTCCGCAAGACACCACAGCGCGATGAGCAGGCTGACGAGTTGTTCCTCGAACTGGTGGCCGACGCCGATGGCAAGGGGACCTCGCTCGACCAGTTCATGAAGGACGCCCTACTGCTGGCTCAGATTGAACGCGAGACCTACATCGTCCCAGATGTTCTGCGTGCGGTCAGTGACAGTGGGCGCTCTACCGCTGCTGCAATCAAGGAAGCGGGCACGCGTCCGATCCTGGTCCGCATCGGGGCCTCGTCTGTCGTGAACTGGACGACTTGTGGTCAATCACTGAGCGAGATCCTCACTCTGTGGGATGGTGAGGGTGGAAAGGTTCTGCGCTGGTGGGGCGAGACTGAGCGTCAAGACTTCGCCATCGACCAGGGATCAATCGAGACCGGGGTGATCAAGATCACCGGAATCGAAGCCCCGGTGAAGCACGGATACGAACGCATGCCGGTGGTGCGACTCAAGCCAAACTTCGACCCGATGGGCCAAATCAACGCCAGCGATGGTGACTCGCAGGCCGGACCGCTGGCCGAGTCGCAGCAGGCCATCGTCAATCTGTTGTCGCTGCTCAATGAAGAAATCACCAACGTCACCTTCAGCCAGATGATTGCGATGGGTGTGAGTGAAGAGCAGGTCAGCGACGTACAGGTTGGCAACACCCGTGTTCTGTGCCTGCCTAACCCCGCAGCCAAGATGGAAATGATCGGCGCAGACCCGGCCCAGGCGGACAGCATCAGAGCATCAGTGACGGACGAGAAGGACAACCTGCTTGCTCAGGCGGGAATTGTCAATAACGGAGCACAGGCGGCAGAGTCGGGCCTCGCTCTTGCATTCCGACACAACGATTTGGTGACGATCGTTTCAGCGCTGGCCATATCGTGCGAACAAGCTGAGAACCAACTCGCTGTTGAATTGGCCGAGGCGTGGGGTGTCGATGACCCGGGTAAGGCGGTTTATTCGGGCAAGGACGCGGACCTGCCTGACTTCGCGGCTGAAGCCAAGTCGATGATCGACTTCGTCAGCAACGCAGCGCTGCCACCTGTACTCCGCCGCAAGGTGGCCGAGCGCTTCGCGACTCGGAATCTTCCTCTTGATGATGACGAGAAGGAAGAACTGCGCCAATCCTTCGGTCAGCAGGCCACTCGCACTGCTGGTCTCGAATCGGGCAACCCGTTCCCGAATCTCGACCCTGCCGATGTTGGCGCAGTCGAGCGAGCCACCACGGAAGCTCCGGTCGAGAAGGTGCAGGACACCGCACTCAACGGGGCACAGATCGCGAGCTTGGTCGAACTGCTGTCGGCTGTGTCTGCCGGGACGCTCGCCCCTGAGGCTGCGATCCTTGCGATCACCAACGCATTCCCGACGATCGACGAGACCGAAGCACGCAAGATGGTTGCAGCCCAGGCGGCGATCGAAGCCGAAGACAAAGACGACCCCGGAGAAGTTGAAACCAACCCCAAGCCCGGTGTCAAACCCGACGCCGAGGCGCTGTCTGCGAAAGCAGAAGAGGCACAGGAGTAGCATATGCTGCGTTCACTCGTTCCCTCACTTCACACTGTCCTGATGGACCCCGATCCCAACACGGGTGGCGGGACTGGTGGAGCACCCGAGACTGCCAAGGTCACGCTGCCCGGTGGTGTCACCATCGAACTCCCCAAGGCTGACGCTGAAAAGATCCTCGCTGCTCGCCAGAAGGAGAATGAGGAACGGACCAGCCTCGCGCAGAAGGCCGGGGCGGCGGAGGCCGAGCGCAAGGCGGCGGAGGAACGTGCTGCTGCTGAATCTCGCGACAAGGAAGCGATGAAGTTGGCCAAGGACGGTGAAATCGTCAAGGCCAAGGAGATCCTCACTGCTGAGGCCAACGGCAAGCTGTCCACTCTGACCAAGCGGATCGCTCGCGGCGAAATGGAGACCACTTTGAGGCGGTTGGCCCCCAATCTTGACGACAAGGCGGTCGGTGATATTTTGTCACTAACCGCAGCCCGTGCCACGTACAACGTGGAGAGCGGGCGGGTGGTTGTCCTGGACGAGACCGGCAAGCCGGTTGTTGGACAGGACGGGCAGCCGGTGGGTGCGGATAGCTACCTGACTGACTGGCTCAAGGATCGACCGCATTTCCAGGCCGTCAAGGTTCCGAACAGTAACGGTGGCAGACCGGCTGGCGGAACAGCCCCGCTCGGGTCCATTCGAGTCGCTGATCTGGCGACTGCTGACAAGGACACGATCGCAGGCGTGGTGGCTGGAAAGATCAAGGTCGTTGACTGATCCAGGCTTGCTGCTCTTCCTGACCAACCAAACCAACCTCCTACCGGAGAACTCCCATGGCCGTCACTCCCAATACCCTCGCCGTCCTGATCCCCACGATCATCGCGGCCCTGCAGCGCGTCCTGCGCAATCAGGGCGCTCTGGCCAACCTCGCGGTCCGCGACCCGTCGAGCGACGCCGCTGGCCTCAACCAGTCGATCGACCTCCCGGCCTCCTCCGTCCAGGCTGCCTATGATGTCGAGCCCGGCGCGACCCCGCCCGCCCTCGTCGGCACCCAGCCCACCAAGAAGACCCTCACCATCGAGAAGTATCGCGGTTCGCGCTTCTCGCTGACTGGCGAGGATTGGAAGGCGATCGCTGCTCGCGGCCCCGACTTCCGCCTGATGCAGGTCGATGAGTGCATCAGCACCCTGGTCGATGAGGTCTGTGCCTATATCTGGGGCAAGTACAACCTGCAGGCTGGCTACGGTGTCGGTGCGGCTGGGACCAACCCCTTCGCCTCGAACCCCGACATCCTGGCCGACGGCTGGCAGACCCTGAGCGAAGCCAAATGCCCGAACATCGGTCGCATCGGCTGCATCGGCCCGAAGGAATGGGCTGCCGCGATCAAGCTGGACCAGTTCCAGAAGACCCTCGAAGCTCCCCCCGGCACCAGCTTCGCGACCGCTGCCTTCGGCATGTTGTCGAACTTCCAGATGACCTGGGATCAGCAGATCAGCACGCACACCCCGGTCGGCACCGCTGCCAACTACGTGCTCGACGGTGCGCAGGTCAAGGGTGCCAAGGCCATCCTGCTCAAGACCGGCACCGGCACCCTGCTCGCGGGTGACGTGGTCACCATCGGCAACTTCAAGTACACGGTCACCAGCCTGACGGGCTTCAACCTCGTGTTGAACGCGGGCCTGCTGGAGAACGTGGCTGATGCTGCCACGGTGACCATCAACGCCGCTCACCGGAGCAACCTGCTGGTGCACCCCGACGCGATGGTCCTCGCCATCCGTCCGCCCGCTGAGGCCCCCGAAGGCGACGCCGCGAACAGCGTGGCGATCGTGCGCGATCCGGTCACGGGCATCGCTCTGCGGCTGGCTCACTACAAGGGCTACCACGCTGGCCAGTGGGAACTGTCCCTGGTTTACGGTGCGGTCGTCCGCCGTCCGGAACTGGCCGTCAAGCTGCTTGGCTAGTCGGTAGGCCAAGCCCCTGCCGGGGCGTGAACACTCACGACCCCGGTTAGGGGGAGACCTACAATGTCAATCACCACACCACATGACCTCCAGCGGGATACCCTGCTGGGGGCTTGTCGTTTAGCAGCAGTGGCAGGTGCGGCAAGTGTGAGTAGTGGTGTGTGGGGTTCGACTTCTTCACCCCGCGTTGTCAGTTCCAACATTCAGGGTTATGTCGGTGGTCTGCACCGTGGCCGACTCCCGATGATTGAAATCTGGCAGCTTGGTGACCAGACTTGGGATCGTCAGTCTGCTGATGGGTGTGGCACGATGACAAGCAACTGGAATGTGCGTATCCACGTCAACGGACCAAGCTGGTCAGCAGCGGACAGTCTCGCCCGAGCCATCGCGTTGACTGCCTTGATTGGCATCCGCGCCTCCGACTACATGACTGTTGGTAATGAGTCGTTCGGTGAACTGACCCCGACCCCGCTTGGTTTTGCTCTTGACATCAGCCTTTCGCTCGAACACACGTTCAGCAGGACCGACTACGAAACGGTCAGTTCCATCGATTACACACCGTTGATCTTCACGGTCGATACAACCAAGACGTCAGCGGGAAGCACTGCTGCGGACCACTTCAAGCTTCCGCTCCTGACGGGTGGGGCGTACGACTTCCAAGTGGATTGGGGCGACGGCAACACGGACGCGATCACGGTATGGAACGACGCCGCGACGGATCACGCCTATGCAGCGCCCGGCGTCTATACCGTGTCGATCCTTGGCGTTTGCTGGGGCTGGCAGTTCGCGGGTACCGGGGACACGCTCAAGCCGCATACACTCAGTCAGTGGGGCAATGGGTGGCGGTTCACTATCGGGAACGCGGGCGGCGAGCAGCATTGGGAAGGTTGCGCGAACCTCGTCGTTACCGCGACCGATACGCCGGACATGACGGATGCAACCTCGTTGCGCCGGTCGTTCCTGGCGTGTGCATTGTTGACCGGACTCGGGAACCAAGCATGGGACCTCAGTGGGGTCGATTCTATTAGTTCCATGTTCGAGGGCGCGACCGCGTTCAACCAAGACCTCGGAGCGTGGGACGTCGGCAACATCACGAACATGTTCACCTTGTTCAACACGGCGACAAACTTCAACAATGGCGGGAGTGATTCCATCAAGGATTGGGACACGTCGAAAGTTTATTGGATGTATGCCATGTTCAAGGATACCGCGTTCAACCAGCCGATAGGGGGCTGGGACGTTAGTGGGGTTTACTCCATGGCGTACATGTTCAGCGGGTCCCCGTTCAACCAAGACATCGCCGGTTGGGATACGAGCTTTTGCGCGGACATGTCATACATGCTCCGCAATACACCAATCAACCGGGACTTAAGTGGGTGGAACGTCGAGAATGTCGCAAACTTCCAGAACATGCTAAACGGTGCGACCGCGTTCAAACAGAACCTGGGCGCATGGTGGATGCGTTCGGGGTCGAGCGGGTTCGCGAATATGTTCAACGCGGGAGACATGAACCTCGGCGGAAGCCCGGCAAACATCGTAACGAACGCGCAGGAGTTCAACAACGCTGCATGGACCAAGACGAACCTGACCGTCGCGACGAACACGACCGCCGCGCCGGACGGTTCGACGACCGCCGATAGCCTTCGGCCCTCCGCGACCAATAGCACCGACCACAGCGTCAAGCAGACGAAAACAGTCGTCAACGGAACTGCGTACACGGTTCGTGTTGCGCTCCGGGCGTTGCAACTCACCTGGGGGCAACTCATCTGCACCGGCGCGATCACTGCTGATGTTTATGTCAACCTCTCGACCGGGGCCATTGAAAGCAGCAATGGCGCGGTGAGCGTGACTGACGTCGGCGGCGGGTGGTATGTTCTGGAAATCACAGGTGTGGCTTCCACCACCAGTCTCGTCATGCAGATCAAAGCATGGAACAACGCCAGCGGGACGAGCTTCGCGGGCAACGCCAGCGACGCGATAGCCGCATGGCAGGCGTCCATGTTCGACGGTGGGAGCCTGGACAACTACAGCAACTTCTTGAGTGATATTGTGGGATGGACTGGGGGCGGTGATGGTTCCGCGACCCGTACCGGGGTCACTGCTGTCACTGTTGCTGTTGGTGGTGTTGGCTACACCGTGGGGGATGTTCTCACTGTGGTTGGTGGTACGCTCGGAGTCGGGAGCAAGTCGGCAGAAATCAAAGTCGCCACCATCGACGGAGCCGGGGCGGTCCTCACCACCACTCTGCATCGTGGTTCCGGTAACTATGACACGCAGCCAGCCAACGCGGCAGCGACGACGGGTGGCACCGGGAGCGGTTGCACGCTGACCCTGACCTGGGGTACGAAGTTCGCTGGTCTGCCAGTCAGCAAGTCATTCAGTGGTGGCAGTGCCAAGTACAGCATAAAAGACCGTCTCGCTACGAACGCACGCAAGAACCTCATCCTTGCCACTGGTAGTGGGGGCAAGGGATGGACTATCACGGATGGGGGACCACTCTAATGCCGACTATCGATCACCCCGAGTCCGTCGTTTGGTTCATTGTTCACGAAGGCCCGATCGTGCATAGCGGGTATGTTTGCCCAAATACACGCATGGACACCTCGTTGGCGAACCTCGAAACCTTCAACAGCGAGGAAGCCATGCGGGCTCGCCTCCTGGAACTAGTTTGACTATGGCAGACCCAGCTATCAT